CTGCCTCGACCGTTCCCGCAACATCGGAGTGAACGAAATCCCCGGAACCTACCGGCTAGTCGCAGGACTCGACCCCGCCAGCCGAGGAGTCCAAGCAGCGTTCCTGTGGGCAGTCCAACTCGGCTCCGACCAAGACACACACGCCCACCGGCTCAAAAAAGCTGTCTACCACATGGCCGACCTCGAAACCCAAAAAGCAGGAGGCCCCGACGGCGCCCACCGGATCATGCGTGAATGGGCCGAAAAATACGAATGCCGCCTATGGGTGGTCGAAGACAACGCCTACCAGTCGGTCTTCCTCAACGACCCCCGAACCAAAGCGATAGCCCGAGAATACGGACTCGACATACGCCCCACCACCACCGGGTCCAACAAACACGACCCCGACTTCGGAGTGGCAGGCATGGCCCCACTGTTCCACGACGGCCAAGTCCTCCTCCCATACGGAACCAACGAAGCCCGACGGAAAGTAGACCAATACCTCCGAGAACTGTCCAACTTCACCGGCGAAGTAGTCGGCGTTATCAAACGTAAACACCTGTCAGACATTCTCATGGCGTCCTGGTTTCCACACGCAACCGTCATCAGAAAATGGCGGAGAGAAGAACGCCACGAACGGGTCCAACAAGCGTCAGGAGCCTCCTACTCGGACTACAACCAACCGTCTTATAACACGGCTCCGTGGGGAGAGATCAATTACCCGAGACAAAATTGATAGGCTGGTGTCATGCGTAGGCAAAACTCTTACGTCCTTTTCAGAGTAAACGACCTCAAATCACAGAACACGACGCACGCTTCGGAGAAGCAACGCATCCGTCAGATAATGAACGGAGGCACCTCCGGCATTGCTGCCATCATGGCGTGGGACCAGGGGAAAGGCAGTTCAGGAAGAATGAACTCCCAGTCTCTCGGCACCGACCTGCCAGCCGCCAACATGATGGCCTCCGGTGTAGAAAGACTCGCCCAAAAAATCGGGGTAGTCCCCACCCTCAAAATGCCGTACGGCAACCGGGACTCCGACAGGGCACGCAAAGCCGCCGAAAAACGTGAACGAATAGTCGAAGGGTGGGACCGTCTCTCCAACGTCCGAATGCAGTTCCCCCAAGTCGGCAGGTGGCTCCCCGGATACGCTTTCGTCCCGTGGGTGATCCGCCCCCGCAAAGACAAAGTCACCGGCCAACTCTGGCCGCACATGGAACTCCGAGACCCCTACGACACATGGCCCGGATTCTTCGGCGCTAACCAGCAGCCACACGAAGTCGCCTTCAGACGCAACGTCCCCGTCCAAGCGTTAGAACACGCCTACCCCGACATCAACTGGGAAGGCTACATCAGCAAACGGGGCCGCAGCGACCGAGGAGCAGGCGGACAACCGTCATCGTGGGAAGGCGAAGGCGGAGGAGTCCAAATAGTCGAATACATGGACGACACCGGCTCCTATGTTTGCGCCCCCGAATTCGAACAGGTCATCGACTACATCCCCAACAAGCTGACCACCGGCCCCATGTTCCACGTCGCCAAACGGTTCGCCTTCGATGAGATGCAATCCCAATACCACCATGTGATCGGCCTGATCGCCATGCAAGCCAAAATGAACGTGCTGGCGTTGATCTCCACCGAAGACTCCACTTTCAAAGAAACCAACATCATCGGAGACATGGAAGGCAACACATATGAGCGGGGACGGTTCGCCATCAACTTCTTCGAACCGGGCACCAGAATCGAAAAACCGACTGGGGATAACAACCAGCAACTTTTTCAACAGATTGATCGCCTGGAACGCCAGTTGCGTATCGGCGCAGCTTACGACCAAGGGTCGGATTCACTCGCAGCTCGTGGCGGTTTCATTACGGGCAAAGGCCAACAAGAACTAAAAGACCCCGTCGAAGCGAACATCAGCGAATACCAGCGGGTGATCAGCCATTCGATGGAAACCCTCGACACTCGAAGACTCGAATGGGAAGAGAAACACGAATCCTCCAAAAAGAAGAGGGTCTTCTACATAGACGGGTCGAAGCAGGGAGAAGAACAGTACATCCCCGAAAACGACATTGACGGGTCGTGGCGGTCCCGCAGAGTGTACGGGATGATGGCAACCTGGGATGACAACTCGAAGATCGTCGCAGGCTTGCAGCTCCTCCAAGGCGGAATCATCGACACGCTCACCATGCAAGAAAACTTGGACGGGTTAGACGACGTTCAGAAGATCAGACAACGAGTCCACCAGGACCGGGCCACCCAAGACCTGTTCGCCTCCCTGGAACAGCGGGCAGCCCAAGGCGACCCGCAGGCAGCCATGATCCTCGTGGAAATCATGGACAGACCCGACCAGACCATCCAAATCCTCAAAAAGTTTTTCACCCCCGAAGAACCACAGATGAGTCCAGAAGAGGCAGCGATGGCAGGACAGGGACCCCCCGGCGAAGCCGGAATGGGACCACCCCCCAACGTCCAGTCCGTACTGTCCGAACTGGAAGCGTCCGGTACGACCGGAGGCGGAGTCCAAACCGTCCAAACGACAAGGAGATAGGACATGACTGACAAAGACCAGTTGAAGGCCGAAGCCCGGGCCAAAGCTCAGAAGGAAGCCGTCGAAGCGAAAAAGGAGACGGTCGCTGAATACCGCCAGTCGGTAGCTGAAGCCGCCACCGAAAAAGAAGTGGTGGTCACCGAAGCCGCAGGCGACGCTTTAGAAGAGTACGGGCCGTACGACGATTTCAGAGATTCGATTCCTACCAGCCAAGGGGAGAACGCTGTCCCCTACGGCGAAGTGTTGTTCTTTGTGGAAGAGGAACGGTTCGACACGAAAATCAACCGGATGGTCAAATTCATGGCCCCCCACTATCGCAAAGCCACCCCCGAAGAGATGGCACCGATAAGAGAACGGCGAGCCCGCAGAAAGGCTGCGCTGGCAGGAGCGAAAGGACGCTAATGGCTAAGAAGAAGGCGGAAGTTTCCGCCCATGAACAACAGAAAGCCGACCGTGCGAAGGCCGCCGAAGCCCGAGCCAAAATTCAGGACAAACGGCGCAAGGCTTTCGAAAAACTCAAGTAGCTGATCCGGAACTCCAGTTCCGGATGAGGAGATGACATGGCAAGAGGACAACCTAAGAAACCTGCACCGGTATCCGGACCAGGCGCCATGTCGAAACGTACAGACGGAGGACCCGGCTCCAAAACGCAACCGTTGCGTGTGCCCACAGGAGGAGATTACGGCGAAGCGAAAGCCGCCAAAACCCAACAGCAGTCCGCCCCTCTGGCTGCTGGTGGACCCCCGACGGGCGGGGGCGGTGCCCCTATCTCACCACCCTCCCCCGACGGGGTATTCGGACCCACCACCAACCCGAGCCAATCGCCGTTGGCCGGAACCCAAATGGGAGCAGGCGGCAACCCGATAGCCCTCGACGTGGACGGGTTCCTCAGAGTGTTGTACTCCAAGTTCCCCCATCCCGCCATCCACCAGTTGATCAGGAAAGACATGAGGCCGTGAGTGGCAGACATCCCAGTATGGCAAACCGATCCGGTTGAAGACCACTACCACCAGGCTTACATAGCTCGACGCAACGAGCGGATGAGGTTCTTCGACCAGGCTTCCGACGCCGAAACCGCCGCCAAAATAGCTGCCGCAGCACTCTCCTACCCGTACCTGTCCGCAGAGACAGCCGTCGCTGCTGTCACCTCGGGGATCAGTCCCACCGACGCAGAAATCTTCAACGAGCTGCAAGCCCGAGAAGCCGACGTGACCGGCACAGCAGGCGGAGCCACAGGACTTCTAGCCGGGATCGGCGACGTTGCCAGAGGCGCAGTCCGGTGGATCGGCATGGCGTTCGAAGGTGTGTACGACGAAGCGATCAACCGTCCCCTCAGAACCATCAACGAATGGGACGACGGTGCGGACCTGGGAGAAGCGTACTCCCGGTCGGGTAACGCCCCGTTCTCCATGTTCGGCGAAAGCCTCGCCACCCTGTTCCGGGGAGAAGAAGTCAACATCGGGTCAGGATGGTTCGCCGAATCGAACCTGTCAGAACAGGTCGAATCGGAACTAGGACAACTGTTGTCCGACTCGAAAATCCTCCTGTCCGATGACCAGTCCGCCAAAGACCAAGTCTTAGCCGACTACGCCAACCGGTGGGGTGTGGCCGTACCCCAACACCTGTCCGCCAACCAGCAGCAGATGATCCTCCTATCCCAAACCAGGGAACGGATCATCGAAACAGCATCCAACCCGAACACACCGCTCGGCAGATCCCAAGCCCACCTGGGTGCCCCCATCTCCCAAAGGCAACGATACGAGTCGGAATCGACCCTGGCCGAAATCAACCCGGTCGGAGGGAAACAACTCAACAACGCCAAATACACGCAAGTGTCGTTCGGTCGGGTCCTCGCCTCCAACATTGTCGAACCCGGCACCGAGCCGTACCACTGGATTTCCGGAACCCTCGACTTCGGAGCGAACATATTCCTAGATCCCGCCAACCTGATCGGAGCGGGAGCAGCCAAAGCAGCGAAAGCCGCCAGAAAACTGTCACTGTCCGACGACGCCGCAGGGCTCCTCAAAGGGGTCGATGACGCAGCAGATTTGGAACGCAGACTGGTCGCCAAAAGAGACGCCAACCTGAACCACCCCGACTACAAGCCGTACGACAATTACACGTCCGACAAGTCGAGAGCCAAAGCGAAACAGTATGCGACGGAAGGGTTGTACGACGAGGCGGTCAACCCGAACAAGGCGAAATATCAGAGGCACGGCCAGCAAGCCTGGGAGGCGCAACGGTTAGAAGAAGAACTCGCCACGTTGCAGTCGAATGCGACGTATGTGAAACGCAACGGGTACGCCCCCCGCACCCACACAACCTACGGGCATTTGGCCGACGCAGCAGACCTCGACCCCGCCGTCGCCAAAAAAGGGACCGTCGGATTCCAACAGGTGTTCAAAGAGGCCAAAGCCACCGACGTGGAAATCGAAAGGGTCCAGGCCGCCCTCAACAAGATTCAAGACACCGACGAATACCGCAAGTTCGTATCCTGGTCGCCGTCCACTCGGGCGAAAGCCATCAAATATGCGAAGGAAGCCGACTACGACCCTCGGGTCAACCGGATGAAAGCCCGGATGCAGCAGGTCGGACGGCACGTCCTCAAAAAAGAGGAAGAGATGATGATGCTCACCGACGAGATCGGTGGCGCCCAGGAAGCACAGAAAATCCTCCACCAAATGGAAATCAAAGCTGGAATGCGTGGCGGCAACTTCCGCAAAACGGTCAACCCTGACGACGTGAACAACTACATCGTCGGTAAAGGCGCCCAAAGGTTCGTGGAAGCTCTCAGAGACGCAGACGCCAAAGGCGTGGACGAAATCCTGTCCCACATCAACCACAAGGTGCCCCGAGAACTCCGTGAAGCGTTAGCCGAAGCGGACACGTCCAGTCAGGTCATATCAGCCCTCATGCCCCACATCGGAGGGGTCATCACCGAAACGGGAATCGGATACGGGAAGATAGCTTCAGGTCGGAAAGCCCTCGGCAAACCCATCGTCGCTGTCCACAACGCTGTCAAAGATATGACAGGAGCCCAAGCCACAGCAATGGGCAAAGGGTTGAAAGTCCAACCGCTGTTCGCAGGGTCACGTCTACGCCGCACCTTTGCTGAACTGTCCCCCCGCACCCTCGACCTGGACGACCTGGACGCCGCTTACAAAGGGTTTGAAAACTTTCTGCTCAACACACGAGTGTGGGAGCGGGGAGACGAAGCGTTAGAAGCCCACCTCAAAGCGTTCCGGAACCTGGGCGACGGAGATTTCACCGCCGCCTACGAAGTGTTCACCAAGGCCATGTCCGAAACCTACGCTCGGATGGTCACCGCAGGAGTAGCCGACAATGTGGCGTATGCGGTCGCCAGGTTCACCAAGGAAGGCGCAGACGACGCCCTCTACTTCATCGACCGTGCAGGGGATGCCGTCGAAGGCCACCGGGTCATGCGTCTTCTGTCAGACAACACTGAAGTGAGTGTGCCTGGACCGCAGCTCATATCTGAACTGTTCAGAGGTCAGATCAACCTGGCCGACCCGACCCTGATCCGTAAAGCGGCAGGGTCGATGGACCGTTGGGGGAAAATCCTCAACGCTGCCACCACCCAAGGAGCGGACACCCTGTTCGAACAGCGAGCCTGGTATCGCCTGGCGAACACTGCCATGACCAGCGTGTGGAAACCGTTGGTGCTGCTCCGGTTCGCCTGGCCGTTCAAAATCATTTCGGAGGAACAGTTGAGGCTTGCAGGGTCAGACCTCACTTCACTGACCCGCCACCCTCTGTCGCACATTTCGATGATGCTCGCCGACAAGAAAATGTTGGACGTGTCCGGAGACCTCATCTCCAAAGACGAACACTACAAACTGGTTCAGTCCACCAGAGCCACTTTCACTGGTGAGATGGGACGGTGGGGTCTCAGCGACCTGGCCGTAGTTGAACGAGGAAACGTGCCTTTCGCACAGTTTCGTGACGGAACCCTGGTCGAACTCAACCAGTTGTGGACCGACCCGATAGTCCGCCGCATGTTCAACCCGAAAAAGTCCGGTTCTCAGGTGGACGACACAGTGAAATGGTTGCTCGACCCGAAGGGCGGCAGACCATTGTTGGACGACCTGACCCGGAACATGACAGCCGAAGGGAAAGCAGCAATGCACACCCCCGACGGTCTCAGAGTCCATGTCGAAATGACTCAGGCTCGGGCACACTTGAAAGCCGGAGGGGACTTCCGCAAGATCATGCCCGACGGCAGCTGGAAGGATTCTAGAGGCAGGCCGGGGCAGCTTGCCCCCGAAGACATGTCGAAGGCTCCAGCGAAATACCCGAAATATGAGATCACCGAAACAGGCAACGATGACCTGTTGGAATCGTTCGGGACGGGCGAGTGGAGAGGCCACAGAGTGGGGGAACGGTTCGCAGCCACCGACGACGCTCTCAAAGCCGACGAAAGCCTCGCCGACATACGACCCGTCAGGAAAGAACTCTCCTCCTACCTCCAGTCGGAAGAAGGGTTGCGGCTCCCAGCGAGAGTGAAAGGTCCGGCGACGATAACCCCGAAGGCCACATCCGGATACGACAATGTGATCAACCGGCTGTTCGACGTGTTGATGGCCCGACCCACCAACAAACTGTCCCGGTCGCCTGCGTTCACCGAATTCTACTGGCAGCAGGTAGGGAAAATGTCGGGGGCTATGGACGAGAAAACTTTGAAAGCCGCCAGGAACATGGCGAAGAAAACCAATGCGGAACGGTTCTTCGACCAGGGAGCGAAGGGTGTCCCCCAGTCCGCCGTCAGACAGGTCAACAATCTGGACGACGTGGACATGATCGCCAAATCCCATGCGTTGACCCGAACCCAAGACCTCCTCTTCGACATTTCGAAACGGTCGAACGTGGCCGACTCCATGCACATCATCGCCCCGTTCATCGACGCTTGGAAAGAAATGATCGACGCCTGGGCGATAGTGATGAAAAAGCACAATGCGATCAAACCGGGCAGACGCCTCCAACAGACCATCATTTCCGGACGTGAGTCGAACCCCGGCGACCCCCGGTCAGGGTGGACGAACGAAGGGTTCTTCTACGAGAACGACCAGGGCCGTGAAGTGTTCACCATGCCAGGCATGAGCGGACTGTATTCGGCGCTGTCAGGACAGGAAACCCAGTTCGAGTTCGGGTTGTCATCGCTGATGACCGCTTCCGTGTTGCCCGCAACCGGGCCGGCTGTTGCCATCCCCGCCCAATACGTCATCCCCGACAGTCCAGGTTGGGACTGGCTGCACGATTTCACTTCACCTTTCGGCGACGCCTCCTCACCGCAGGCGGCTATCACACCCCCATACCTGAAACGTGTTATCGCAGCTATCGACCCCCTCAGAGAATTCTTCAACGACGAAGGACTCGACCAGGTGTTCAACGGTGCAGTCATCGACGCTATCGGAGACATCGAAAGGGCAGACCCGCAACGGTTCGCCGAAATGATGAAAACCCCTGAAGGGGAACAGCAGATCATGTCCGAAGCGCAAGGCAACGCCCGGCAGCTGCTCCTGGTCGAAGCAGCAGCCAAATTTGCGGGACCTGTGTCACCACAGTCGAAACCGATGGTCGAAGACGCCGACGGGAGACTGTGGGCGCTCGACATGCTCCGATCAGACTTCTACGAGATGCAGGCCAAACACAGGGGAGACCGGATAGCCACTGTCGAAGAGTTCAAATCGAAGTACGGGATCGACCCGTTCAGCATACTGGACCGACGCACCGTGAAAGTGTTCCCCGGAGCCCAGTCGGAAGTCGGAGGAAGGTTTGCGAGAGAAAACCCGGACCTGGCCGACGAGTACCAGTCGATTGTCTACTACCTGGGTGACGCCTGGCTGGACCCCTACGCAGAGTTCGACTACCAGACGTACCTCCAACAGATCAAAGACGGGTCGAGAGTCGAACTGACCCCCGAACAGTCCCTGTGGATGCAGAACGACACGAAAGCACGGTTCGTCTACGACAACATCATCGCCGACCTTGAAGAAGAATACGGTCGGGAGTTGGGTGACCCAGGCTGGGACCAGGACGTGTTGCAGGGGATCAGGTTCGAACTGGCGAACGTGCGGGAAGTGTTGAAACGGGACTACCCAGGCTACTCCCCCGAATACGGGTCAGGGGTTCCAGGGTTGCCGCAGGCTGTCAGCGCCGAAGCCCAAATAGACGCCTTCGAAGCTCTCGTCCGCAACGAACCGCAACTGGTCGAATCGAACAACGGGGTGAAAGCAGCCGCCGCCTACATGCAGGTGCGGGACAGTTTCATTCAGAAAGCCAGAACAGTCGGCAATGTCAACCCGTTCGACGCTGGCGACGGGAACCCTTCCCACCCGGCCTACCAGCTGAGACGAATCCTCCGACAAACAGCCGCCAGGCTGATCCGTGAGTATCCTGAGTTTGGACCCATATGGGAAGGTGTCTTCTCACGGGAGCTGATAGACGATCATGGCGAAATGATGGTCGAGGATGCTTACAGCATGTTGGGTTCGATTGACGTGTCAGGAGTAGGTGAATGACCACAGAACAGAATTGGATGAACCGAACACAGGTCGAGTCACCTGCCCGGATCAAACACCTGATCAACAAGTACGGGTTGAACGATCACCTGTCTCGTGAACGGAAAACCGAACTGAACAAGGTGTTGGACAACATTGACAATGTGACGATGGCCGTTCGGATCATCGAGAATTTCAACATCAACTTGCAGACTCTCCCCGAGCGATACCAGACGGCCATCAATGAGACGTTGGGAACTGAGGATGAGGCGTGGCAGCAGGCCCGTGTCGGCGCTCCGACTATCGGAGCGATGCCAGACGAATCGAAGCTGCTTCCTGCCGCCGAAGGCGCAGCGTATGAGGATTGGGTAGCTTCCCAAGCTCCA